TTGGTTCAACCATTTCTAAATTAACACTAGTTTCACCGTGACTTAATTTTCGTAATCCTGGTAATTGCATTCCCTCAAATGTAACCTCATATAGATCACCAAAAAATGTAGTATCATCAGTTGTTACAGTATGTGTAACCTCTATTACATATTTTTTTGTTGTAATTAATGATTGTTGTAAATCAATAAACCATAACCTAGTTCCACTTGGTACTATATATTGATCTCCTATTTTTAGTTTTTTCATAATATTCTCTACTTAAAATCTTTACAATTATCAAAGTGCCATCTATTCATACAAGTACCACCCACTTTTCCACAATGTGGACAGGTTAACTTTTTCTGTGGTATTCCTCTGTTAGCATCCCCTATTTTCCGTTTATTTTCTTCACTCATTGGGCCAATGTACCTACCTGTACCTGATATCCCTATTTGTTTCTTATGTGATTCACTTAACGTTTTATTTTTATGTTTTAAAGACATTTTACGTTTTGTTTCATCCGAATGATGTTTACCATATAAAGGGTGTTTCTTCCCAACTCCACAAAAACCTACGGTCGGAATGTGATTATTTCTGTTTAATTCATTCTTAATATTTTCTTTTATAAGTTTAGCTTCGTACACAATAGCTGTTTCACGTTTTCTAAAATTTGATTTTAATATGGTTTTTATTAATCTTGATTTATCCTCTGGTTTCCACGATTTATAACTACCCATATAACCATCGTCAGTTATATTACATTTACATGTTCTACTACCTAGATAAAATTCACCAGTTACAGGGTCATCAATGCGATACACATAGTGATTACGTTTCTTTGTTTTTTTGCTCATAGTATTTCTCCATACGATGGGCGTTTATTTTTTCTTTATTCTTTTCATAATAAAGTCGATTCCACTCTCGTTGAGCTTCTTTTAATTCTTCATCAGTATACTTTTTCTTTCTTCCCATCGTATATAAATATAACACTATGATAAAAACACTATGATAAATGGTAATTTATAGTGATTCTAATTAAATGAAATCCTTACAAATCTTTCTACTTTTGAACTCACACCAGTCACAAAGTTTCGTAACATTGGTTCGATATTCTATATTAGTACGTCTTTCACCATCCTCATCGAATACTGTATCTACGAAATTCATGAATCCTTTCCATGCCATATTTATTGATGGTTTACCGTTAGCAGGTACAAATTTACTTATTCTTGGTGCTGGATATTGTGCGGCCTCATCTATCTTTCGTTTGAAAATGTGATACTCCACCCTAATTTTATCCATTGAAACGTTGTATTTTTCTGAATAAAACTTTTTGTACAATAATAACTGTGATGTTTTTGTCTTATCGTTCTTTTGCCACTTGTTCCAACCTTTGGTTGATGTTTTGATATCAATTATGATAATTTCATCTGATGAAATATCTTGTAATATCACATCTATAAAACCAATAAAATGTACATTATCTCGTACCTTGGCATTAAGTGGTAATTCCATACCCAATAACTTAAATCCTGATTTAGAATAGTACTTGGTTAACTTACTAGTAAATTGTTTTAATGCCAATCTACCATCACCAAACGCCTCTTCAAGTTCTTCTTGTGTACATGGATCAACACCTTTTTGTTTCTTACGAACCTCTGTAAATTCCTTTATTAGATTATTCTGTAGTAATTTAGTCATATCAATTTCTAGTGCCTGTTTCTTAGATACACCGTACATTACGCTCAGAAAATGTTGAACCGTTTCGTGAAGTGCAACTCCGAAGACAAAATGCACATTACTACCTGATTCACCAAGCTTATCTATGTATTGTAATTTGTATTGTTGTGGACAACCATGCCACGTAGAATATTGTGAGTAACTTACTCTTGCCATAACTTATTATTTTTTCTAAACTAGAAATCACTTAATCCGTAGCTTTAATTTCGTAATCATTTTAGGGTCAGTTCCATATTTATCACATACATATTTTATGTGTTCACGTCCTTCAAGTGTTGCATATAATATTTCCACGTAATCGGTGGCTTCTTTGATTGAACATTGGTAATCCACTTTAATCAAATCTATTAACCATGATTCATATCTTGAATCACCTTTACCCTTAACATATTTTAAATAATACCGACCTTTTGGTATCAATCCAATGTACACCTTATATAGTACCTCTGGTTCTAATGCCTGTGTATATGGTTGTAACTCTGCTATAAGGTCTACCCAATCAGGTTGCATTGATAAAAATCTATGTATCATGTAATTTGACCACGAACGTTTACCGGCATCATCTAACGTACTCCAATAGTCTGGATTTTGAACATTAGTTATTTGTTTAATATGATCAAAAAGTGTCGGTGTTTTAACAACACCCGTATCTGTTTTTTTCTTTGCCATTATGTTTTTTTAAATAAAATTTCCACCCTGAATATTTTAGATACCCAATTGTTTTAATACCTCTATATATAATTCACTATTAATTTCTCCGCAGTTTCCGCACAAATGCACCTCAATTGGTATTATCATATCTGCTGGTTGTCCTGTTAGTAATTTGGATATTTTTCTAAATTTAACACCTGGTACGAATATAGTGTTCCCACATTCAGCACATTTCATTTCTACTGAATCTGTTATATTAAATTTCGGTTGTTGTGGTTGTTGTTCTTTGAGTGGATTACCACCCATATCTACTGTTTTTCCCATTTTATTTTATTTTATTTATTTTTATATTTCCAAGTGAACCCACCTGCTGATTTTTGTTTACCTTTACATACTGAACTTATCTGATGTATGTTTAATTCTCTCATAAGAAAATAAAGAAAAGTTACTTAATTACACCAAGTATTGATATCAAACAGGCCATAAACGGGATTTCTTTATCCACGCTCAGCGCATCTTTATGTTGTGATTCTGCTAATATTAATATTACCGCTGATGTGTTGTTGTTAGAATACGTATCCACCTTCTCATACAAGAATGTATATAATTCCGAGAAATCTTTCATCCTTGAATCCGCGATTAATTGCCGTGAATTCACATACGCATTTCGTGAATCCATATCAGATGATAAAATCTGTACGAGTTTTACCTTAATATCTGAATCTATGATACTAGCCACGTCTACTTTTAATTTACCCTTTGATGAATTAAGTTGACAAGTATTGATAATCTTACGTATATCTGGATACATTGAATCAATAATCGGTACTATATCAGGTAAGTCATACGTTACATTTTCAGCCGTTAATATTTGACTTATTTTTACCGCAACATCTTTCTTAGTTGGTGGTATCACTTGAAAAGTTTGACACCTACTTTGAATAGCTGGTATTATCCGTTCCACGTAATTACATGTAAGAATGAACCTACAATGACGTGAAAATACTTCCATTACATTACGTAAACTAGCCTGTGCTTCTGGTGTTAAATAATCAGCCTCATCCAATACTATGATCTTTAAACTCTTGAATCCAATTGTGGAAGCAAATCCTTTAATTTTATTTCGTATGATATCAATACCACGTTCATCTGAAGCATTAATTATAATACTATCGCAATTAAGTGTATTACTAAGAATTTTGGCCAATGTGGTTTTTCCCGTTCCCGGCCGTCCAAACAGCAATAAGTGAGGTATATCATTAAACTCAATATAATCGGCTACTTTTTCTTTTAAATGATCATTTCCAATATAATCATCTAACGTCTGGGGTCTGTGCCGCTCACACCAAAGCGTGTTTGCTTCTTGGTTATCTACTTTTTGTTCCTTGAAAAAGTCCATATTCTTAATATAATTTACCTAATCCTTCGTTTATAATTTGTTCATTGATACTCACATCATCACCATCTAAAAAGATTGTACCGATATACCTACCATATTTACCTTTTTTATCTTTATTAGTGTGTAATAACACATCTTTATTCAATATCTTTTCGCGTAACCAATCACGGCTAATGAGTCCACTTTCACGTTCTTCACCACGTAGTTCTGGTGTATCTACACCAGCCAACCTAATCTTTTCTGTTATCTTCACATTACACCCAAGATCAATAAGTGCTGTTACAGTATCACCATCATATACTTTTATGATATGAGCTTTGTAGTTATATAGTTCCATATCTTATATCCTCACCATTAATAAATCTGAATCTCTGAATAGTATATATTCATCATCACCAAATTTGATTTTATCACCTGCCATATCTTGTCTGTACATTACAGTTTGGTTCGGTGATACTGACATTGGTATCAAATGGCCGTTTTGTGTATAGATACCATGACCTATTGATATCACATTCCCATATACAAACTCGCCACGTTCTATTGAATCCGTTATAATTATACCACTTTTGTTTCTTTCTTCGGTTGTAAGTGGTTTTACCAATACCCGATCACCTAATGGTCTATACTTTATTTTTTTCATATTTTTTAATTTTATTATTTATTTGTTTATTTAGATAATCTCTTAATTTTGCAGCTTGTTCATAAGCTTCAACCTTTATTGAAAATTTTAACATATCTTTAACCAATTCTTCAAAATTCTCTTTATATTTATTTTCTAGGAAAAACTGAAATAATAGTTCATCTTTTAATGATATATTATCCCTCCCCATTTGAAATTTACAAGTTAACTTCAAAGCTTCAGGAATTTTAAATCCTCTCTTTTCCATTTCTATTATATCTTCCTCAGTTAAAGGTTGGTTTTCATATTCTTTTAACTGTTCAGGGGTTAACCTTTTCCAATCAGCATTATTTGCTGCTTTCTTTTCTTCTTCGGTGTTATATTTCTTCTTTCGTCCCATTGATAAAAAACATTTGATAATTAGTAATTTAGATTTATCTTAAGAGGTGAGGAGCGGCTTCCACAATCCCTGCGTTTGTTACCCGTATATATTCAGGCCGATATTCTGTTAGATTTCGTGCACCACCATATGATAATGCTGAACGTATTCCATCTACCAACCCATTGATAATAAATTTAACTCCACCTTTATATGGTATCATTGCTGACTCACCCTCTACATTACTAACAATTCCACCATTATCTTGTTTTGCTTCAAGTGATGCTGAACCTCTGTATCGTTTGTATAACCCTTGTTTAGTTTCTATAACCAAGCCTGGTGATTCATCAGTACCAGCTAATAGTGAACCCACCATTACACAATCCGCTCCTAAAGCTAATGCCTTTGATATGTCACCACTATTACGTATACCACCATCAGCTATTATCGGTACAGTTGCAACTTGGCTAATATTTATTAAACTCGTTACACTTGGTACACCAAATCCAGTTTGAATTCGTGTACTACATAATGAATTGTGTACAATTGTACCATTAATGTTATATGAATGGTCGTTTTCAACCGTTAAATCATACACTACTCCTTTATAATGTTTTTTTGTTATATTTTCAATTTTTCTTAATTTCATAAAATTTCTTTTAATTTCTCCTTATAAGTACCATTTTTTATTTCATGTTCCCATATGCGAATGAGTGTAAATCCACGATCTAATGCCCATTTGGTTTTTTCTATATCCTTTTTAATTTTACCGTGTTGAATATTATTTAATTTTCGTAAGAAAATTAAATTTCCAACAAAAAATATTCGTTAGATAATTCCGATGCTTCAATCCATTTTGCATATTCGTGGACATTTTCATTAGTAATTATATTTTCAAATTTACTATGAACTACATAAAATTCGTGATTTTTAGTGCACTCAATACCATTAATTTCCATTATTTCTTCATCACGATCATATTCAAATTTATTTACAACTTTTTGTAATTGACCCGTATGAGTATATACC